TACTCACCACCAGCACTTGTCTCCCAACGACCCGCTGCTTGACTGTCTTGTTTCAAATCGGTTTCTGGAAAAACTTCCGTGTACACTGGATCGGCAATCAAGTCTCTGACCTTACGACCAAATCTCACGGCAAGTTCTGTATTCATCGTGGCTTGGATAATCTTGAGTTTTGGATTACGTCCCAAGAACCACGAGGGCATAAGATAGGATGCCATCTCTGACTTCGAATGTCTTGGTGGCATGTTTACAATCAGTCTCTTTAGTTTACCTTGTGCGATTAGCTCCAATTTTTCTGCAATTATTTTATGATGGCTTCCAACGATAAAACCTTCATATACATGTTGGGCATAATCCAAAAAATTTTCTTGTGCTTTTTCACGGGTGTCCAGTTTGTTTTTCTGTTGCTCTAACAGAAATACTTCTTGTAACACCTCTTTAGGTAAGGCATCTAATGTCATGTCCCAACGATAATATATTTGAATGAATTTATCAACCCAACAAGTATATACACATATAGTAACACCACACCCTTGTTTTAGGGGGGTGGGGGGTAAAAGGTGCTACGAGTCGCAAGAGTAATCTATAAGTAACCCTTATCAGTTGCGACTCGTTGCACCTTTTCTTTTCCTCGGTTTGGTCGGCAGAAGGGGGGGGAAGCTAAAAGGGACTGAAGTTCGCAAGCGACCACTCCGTTACTTCAGTCCCTTTTCCATGCTCTGAGAGGAGTCGCATCTAGATGCGACTCCCTTGGTTAAATGTGCTTGATCTTTTCTTCTAGCTTACTATCTTTGTACTCGCTTCTGATAGCTTCTAGAAGATCCTCGAACCTTTCTTCGAGGGAAGAGATCCTTGATTGAAGATCATCAACCATGTGGTGATCTTGAATCTTGTCTTCAATGACTTGATCCACTTGCTCGTGAATCAAATCGTTGATCATATCTTCGATTGTATTCGCCATACTTTTCTCCTTTCGTTAATTATGTTATATAAGAATATATGGGATTTGTCTATTGCTTTATGGGAAAATATATGTTTCCAAAATGGAAACAATAAATGCTTGACATATAAGATAGAATGGGATATATTGTTATCAAGTAGTCAAACAATACAGAGTAGATTAAGTTGCGAAAATTTGTTTGGCTACTTTAATTAACGAAAGGAAGTCCAATGACAACAGAAACAATAAAAAAAGAATGGGAAGATCTCGAAGATATTGATCTCGCCGAATTTGTTCTTAAGGCTTATCTTGAGGGCAAAATCTGTGGGGGACATCTCGCACACTTCATCAACGACAATGTGTATTACGAGAATGGTTCTCTTTACACATCATCAACCAAAGTAATGAAAGACTTTTTAGAGGAACATTATGAAAAATAAACACAAACAAAATCGTAAAGGCAAACGAGCCACCTTCAAAGGAATTAAACATGGTGTAAAAAAACTTACAAAAACAACCACCAAATAATTTCTCCTACCCAGACCCACTTCGGTGGGTCTGGTTTTTTTTCGTCTGGACTCTGTCTCCTTTGTGTAAAGTTGCAGAGATTCGCAAGGCGACCACTCCGTTATCTCTGCATGTCAACCTCTTTTTTTTGAGTCGCACTCAAAAAAAGTTCTTGACGTATGAGATGGAATGGGATATATTAGGGACATATTAATATAAACGAAAGGAAATAATATGACGTTAGATCTAACCACAGTTCATAAGTGTTGTATTTGTGATGGCGATATAGAGCATCACAAAACAGAAGAAGGCGAAACTTATTGGACTCAAGGGCATAACGCCCAACCAATTAAAGAGGGTCAATGTTGCGACAGTTGTAACAACATGATTGTTCTACCTCAAAGATTCAAGAACATTCTCGCCCTCTCTAAAGCCAACGGCTAGACGACCTAGTCGTTAAACTCCAAGACACTCACTTCGGTGGGTGTCTTTTTTTTGTTTCTGGATCTGGAAGGGGTCGCCTCTGCTTTCTTGGTGTAAAATCGCAAAGGATCGCAAAGCGACCACTTCGTTTCCTTTGCGATTGCAAGAACTTTTTTTTGAGTCGCACATAAAAAAGTGCTTGACTTATCCCATAGAATCTTATATATTAAATTAAATTTAACGAAAGGAAAAAATGTTATGACTAATTTAACCGAAGCATATAAATATGCTCAATCCAACGGAGTCGATTTGAACCGAGAGATGGCAATAGAAGAATTATTCAAGACCAAACTTGGCGACTTTATGGATGAACTAAATGACGAAGATACACAAATTGTCTTTGAATTAATTGACAAAGTTTTAGAAAAGAAAGGAATATAAAATGGGTGTACCAATAATTCAACCAGACTTCAATACTGTTAATTATTCAAAAGAAATATTGTTGTCTGCTTTCCCAAAAGGGTCAACAGTTCATTTAATAATACGACAAGTTTCAAGAAGTGGAATGTACAGACATATTTCGGTTCATGGAATCAAAGAAAATCGAGTAAGCTATTACTCTTTTCATGTCGCCAAACTTTTAAAATGGACTTACAAAGACAAAACCAACGCAGTCGGTGTTGGTGGGTGTGGAATGGATATGGGTTTCCATCTCGTTTACACTCTTTCAAGTATCCTTTACAAAGACGGATACGCACTAACTCACAGATACATATAAAAGAAAGGGGGAAGATCCCACACCGAAAGGTGTGGGATTATTTTTTTGCCTCCTTCTGGGCTTCTTGTTTTTCTCAAGTTGCAGAGGTGCAAAGTTGCAACGGATCGCAGAAGCGACCATTCCATTTCCGTTGCAAGAATCATGCCTCAGAAGGAGACGCAAATGGAGGCGAGGGGTTTCTTAGTAAAAGTCGCAAGGAATCGCAAAGCGACCATTTCATTTTCCTTGCGACAAAGAACGAGCTTTTTGATTCGCAAGTGCCAGGACTTCCTCCAACGATCCACGACCCAAGAATCCTTCCGAAGCCTCCGAAACTAAGAGGGTCGCAAGGGTCTGGGACGCAAGAAAAGTGCAGAGCTTACCACCTTCAAACAAATATAGAGCCTTGGTCTGAGGGTGTCGAACCAAGAAAAAAGAAACATAGTTATTGGCTTTTATCCTCAAATGCGTTGATATCTGTGATAATTCTACCTTAAATTTGTTTCCTTTTGTTGGTGCTTTTAGTTCAATAAACAAAGGCAACATTTCATTAATAATTATCAAGTCTGGAAAACCACTATTAAATTTATTTTCTATTTTTTGGATAAAAGTTTTTGATGGCAGTTGCTTTTTTATTTGTAAAAAAAATTGTTTTTCTGACATTTTATTGTTGACATATATGGGATTGTGTGGGATATATAATTATCATTTTAACAAGTATAAGGATAAACGAATGTTTGCACAATTAGAAAATTTCAAAGACTTAGAAGTCTTTAATAATCAAAGATGGTTTTATAAAGGACTTTATATTTTAGAGACCATTCAAGAAGAGCAAGATGAAACAATACAATTAATTAAAGAAGGAAAGGGAAATTATGAGAGCATATCTAATTGATCCGATTAAAAAAGAAATCTCCGTTGTTAATTATAACGGAGATTATCAAATGATTAATAAGTTTATAAATTGTCCAAGAGGTTTTGATGCAGTTTATGGGTTTAGAAATCAAGACACGTTATTTGTAGATGACGAAGGTTTGTTAAGAAAAGAAAATTACGGCTTCGAATTTACATATGATAATGGTCATACTCAACCTTTGATGGGTAAGGCTTTAGTTTTAGGTACAGATGCAGAGGGCGAAAGTGTTGCAGTTAAAAGCACTTTAGAAGAAGTCGCAAGTAAAGTTAATTGGATTGGCAAAGTTAAAATCTATCATAGTCAGATGGGTTTTGAAATTGTCCCAATAGAAGCAGATGTAGAAGAAGCTAGAAATTCTAGAATAAAAGAAGAAGTTGATAAAAAGTTAACTGAAATAGCGAAAGGAGTAAATGATGGAAGTTAAAGTTTTAGAAAAGAAAAGTCTATCATCTTTGTATAGTGAAATTACATTTATTCAAGGTCAAGTTAATGCAAATCTTGAAATGCAATTACATCTAAAAAAAGAAGAGATGAAGTTGCAAGATAGAAGAGCCGATCTTGAAAAAGAAATTGTAGGTTTGCAAAATGACTAGGCTTTTAAAATTAGTCGAAAGAGTTGAGGAAGATTTAGATATCTTCCTCAATGATAAGAGCATGACAAACGAACAAGCATTTAAAGAGATAGGTGCAAAACTTTATGAAGTTGATGGACTTACTTGGAAAGGTGGATTTGTTGTTAAGATTGCAGAGCAGTTAATATTAGAAAACATAGAGGAAGAAAATATATGAAAGCGATACACAGAGCAAAGCAAAGGTCTAACCAACATAAGAGAAAAAGCAATCCTAAATCTAACCACTATAAAGGTATAAAAATTGGAAAGCACAGTAGATACAATGGTGGATTACTCAATGCTTTTAAAAAGTAATAATCAAAGTTAGGCATGATCTTCGTGCCTAATCTTGAATATTGCAACAACAGAATGAAAGGAGATGTTATGCAAGAAACTGAAAAAATGTGGGGTACTAAATACTACGGACAACTTAAAGGCTTCGCAATATCAAATGTAGAGTTTGTTTATTGCGATAGCACCGACAGTTATTTCCCAACTTTTGTTATGAAGAAGAAGGGTTATGAAACTATCAAAGTTGAAGTATCAAGAGATGAAGAAGGCAACGGAGGTGGCTTTCTATTTATATCAGAAAATAAAAAAGGAGGAAGTAATGGGTAGATATTACAACGGAGACATTGAGGGTAAGTTTTGG